GATCTGCTTTGCGGATTTCCTCGGCTGCAACACGGTTGGCTTCTTCCCGCTCTGCTGCCATCCTGGCATCGGCTTCGCGCTGGGCCTTGGCCTGTTCCTCGGCGCGGATCTTTTCGCGCTCGGCTTCCAGTCTCTTAGCCTCGGCTGCTTTGTGCTGGGCGACACGCGACATGAGCAGGGCGGTGAAATCATCCTTTGCCTTGGTGACGACGGATGCCAGATCAGGGAACAGGAATTTCCAATCCTTTCCTTCGGCGGTCAGCGTCTTGATGTTGTAGTCGATAAGGTCGGCTACGGCGTTGGCTTCAATCTTGGCATTGGCCAGCGCCGTTGATACCTTGTCTTTCATGGAGTCGAGCGATTTCAACCCTTTGATGGCCTCGCCGAACGGTGCTGCGATGCGCGGCATGTAGGCAACGCCAAGCCGTTCATTCAGCGCCATGATGTGATTGACCAATTCCTGACTGGCCTTGGTGACGATCTCGGACTTGCGCTGATCCTTTTCTTCGCTGATCTTCTTGTCGAGCGACTTGCGAACATTCGCCGCCATGGTGGCGACTTCATCCAGAGCGCGATGCAGTTCGGCAATGCTGGTCGTCTGGTCAAGCGCGTTCTGCTTGGCCCGCTTGGCGTTGTCCTCGATGTCTTTCAGATCCTTGACGGTCTGGATGGCGTCGACAAAATCCTGATCAGTGACAAGTTCGGTCTTGATGCTGCTGATAACGGCGGTCGCCGCCGCCTTGAATTCAACAAGGTTGCTCTGCGTGACGCGGCCGGTGACTTCAATGAACAGGGTCGGCAGCTTCTCGATGGGCTTGGCGGTCAGGATGGGTTTTGCCTCGATGACTTCCGGTTTGTAGTTGGCCACGTCCTGATCGAACATCTTCCAGCCAGCCCGCAATTTGGCGATGCGCTCCGGCGTGGTCCGGTATTCGCAGGAAACAAAGTTATCGGCGGTGCCGTCCGAGCAAACGAAAATGATTTTCTCGAATCCAAAGACTTCGATTTGCTGGTCAAGCTGCCACTTGTGCGAATCCGGCACTTCGCCGGCTGCTACCTGGTCGGCAATATCGGTATTCCACAGCTTGTGTTCAAAGCCGAAGGTGCGGCACATATCGGAGCCGTCAGAACTGGCCAGCAGATAGCACTCGTTGTCGGTGGCAACCAGCGGATATAGGTCTTCGCCAAGCTGTTCTTCGAGGATGGCGCGGGCCTTGGCTTCCGTTTCATGGCCGCGATCAAAGCGGGCTTGGGTGGCCGCATCAATTTCCGGAATGATGCCGGTCGCCTTCTCGGCAATAAGGGCGGTGCGCGACTTGTACGGGCTGACGCCCATCATGGCCGGGGCTTCGCTGGCGTTGCGGGTATTGGCGCGCAGGGCGTGCCATTCCGGTGAGCCTTGCATAACGTCATGGATTTTCATGGTCATTCTCCGTAGTTGACGGCCAAGTCTTCGATGGCCAGCTTTTGATTGTCGGTAAGGACGTATTTGGTCAGCGTTGTGCTGATGATCTGTGCCGGGGTTAGAACCTTCCCTTCGACAGCCTTGCGCCACTTGCTGAGTTCAGCCTTGAACTTCTCTTCGGGCATTTCCGGCAATGCGGCCGGCTCTGCCTGGGTCTTGGCCGTCTGGGTAGCTGCAGGCTTGGCGCCAGGATCAGCAGCGAAAGCGAGTTCGGGCGTGGTGTCGCCTTCCTTGATGGCGGTAATAAGGCCGCGCAGCGTGACCAGATGTTCGAGCGTGATGTCGTGTGCGCCTTCGACGCCCAGCTTGGCGAATACCTGTTCGTTGCTAATTCCCAGCGAGATAAACGCCTTCAGCGCATCGGCCCGGCGGTTGGCCAGGGTAGAGAAGTCGCCCATGACCACGGCGCGGGCCGCTTGGTACATATCGTCCCAAAAGGCTTTCGGTACGCCCTTGAGGATGGCGTTACGCAGGGCTATGGACGATGCCGCGTTGCCGGTGACGCCGATCATGTCGGCATTGAAGCGGTTTCCACGCTTGTCGGTGATGCGGCGCTGTACCTCGTAGGTGAGGCCGACGTTGCGTTCGCAGTCATAGAACATACCTTGGGCGGTGATGAAATCGCCCTGGTCGGATACCACGCGGGCGCCGGCCCGGCAGTTGCCCCATGCCGAGGCGACGACTTCAGCAAAGCGGGCGCTCGGGCCTTCGATGGTCTTGTCGCCACGCGGCAGGGCGTAGATGCAGGACTCAGCAACGGACTCGTTGAGCGTGACCATCTGCAATGCTTCGTTGCGGAAACGCTTGATGGAGCGCGGGAACTTGTGGGCAGTGGCTACCTGCATATCAATTTCGCTGCGATTCAAGAGGGCGACGGTGCCGCTCTCAACGCTCATGCCGGCAACTTCCCGGCCTTCTTCATATCGATCATTCATGCTGCTCTCCTTGGCGTTCCATCAATGATGAACGCACGGTTTTCGGGTTTTGCCAGGGCAATTGCCTTGGCCTCTTCGGCGTTATTGGCGGCGACGTAAGCCACCTTTTTACGGGCGCTCTGTGCGTCGTTGACGCACGCCTTGCGTTTCAAATAGACTTCCCAGTTCATGCCAGCGTCCAAGTGCGGCGCGTGCCGACCGGGAAGGTGGATTCGTACTCGCCGCGTAGGCGTGTCCGTTCGCGCCGGGCATTGCTGCGGGCGATTTCAATGCGGAACTGCAAGAGGGGGCTGGATACCATTTCGAGGCACGCCGTCTGCCCCTTGATGGTGATGTCCAGTTCATAGATGGCGAACCAGATGAAGGCCCGCTTGATGATGTTTTTCATATCGATCTCCGTTATCGATGGGGATGCAGGACGCATCCCTTATGACAATAATAGGCGATTGATTAACGGAAAGCAAGCACAACAACGCAAAAATTATTTCTGGAAATCGGTTGATTTCCAGTAGGCAATCATTTTACGGATTTTGAAATACGATCGCGCGCCACGACACGAATTGATGATCTGGCGAAAATTCCAAAGCCGGTTTTCCTGGATTTCGTCTTTGCTCATATTGTCCTCCGTATGCCAATTCCGCTTGCGCTTTCAAGCGGTCATGCTGTAGATTAATGATTAACGCGGGCTTATCTACGCTAATCATTTGTTGTATATTACGCTTTAATCATAGTTGATTGCCGTGTGGTAAGCAACGAATACAGTTTTCTCAATGGGCAACGGGATTGCAACCCGGCCTACTGCTACTGCGAGTTCCCGGTAGGCAGCCCACCCTTTTCAGGTCTAGACAGAACTCGCACGAAGGAACCGCAAATGAACAATTCCGTTCGAGAGTTTCAGATAAGACTGGCATACCGGTTGATGTGCGCGAGTTACGCGTTGTCGCGTTGGTCATCCGCATGGATGTCGCGCCTTGTCCTGTCACGCCCAAAGGATTTTGTTGAGCGCATGGAGCGCGACAAAGGGATTGGCAACAATGGCTAATCAATGGTTCCGAATGTACGCGGAGTTTGCCAGCGACCCAAAGGTTCAGATGCTGTCAGAAACAGACCAGCGCCGTTACATTATGGTTTTGTGCATTAGGTGTAACGGTGATGTAACGTTACAAGATGAAGAAGTAGCGTTTCAGCTACGTATCAGTAACGAAGAATGGTTGAAAACAAAATCGGTTCTGGTTGGAAAGGGTCTTGTTGATGGAGACAACAAACCAACAGCATGGGATAGGCGCCAATTCTCGTCAGACTCAAGCGCAGCAAGGGTTTCAAAGCATCGAGAAGCAAAGAAACAGGCATGTAACGTTACAGTAACTCCCCAGAACAGAACAGAACAGATACAGAATAAAGAAGAAAACACTATTGTCGCCAGCGCTTCGCCACTGGCTCAGTGCCCTCATCAAAAAATTCTTGCGCTGTACGCTGAAGAACTTCCTGAACTTCCTCAACCAAGAATCTGGGAAGGAACGCGGCAAGACCATCTCAAAGAACGCTGGCGTTGGGTTCTTTCTGACCTGAAGAAAAAAGGTAAGGCTCACGACGCCGAGGCTGGTCTTGAATTCTTCAGCCGAATGTTCGCCTACATTTCGAAAATTGATTTTCTGATGGGCCGGTCCGGCGATTGGTCGGCCAGCCTTCCATGGATTGTCGAGGCGGAGAACTTCGCCAAGATCATTGAGGGCAACTACGAAAACAAGGTGGCCGCGTGAGCGCAGAACTATTCAGCATTGAGTCCGAACAATCCGTCATCGGCGGGTTGCTGATCGACCCGAAGTCGTTTGATCGAATCGACTTCATCACGGAGGCTGATTTTTACCGGGAAGAGCATCGGCTGATCTATGGCGCTATCGCGCTGTTGCTGTCAGATCGTAAGCCGGTCGATGTCATTACGGTGGCTGAGTTTCTAAAGTCGTCTGGCGTCGATGAATCCCGTGTTGGGCTGGCCTACCTTGGCGAGTTGCAGATGAACACGCCGAGCGCGGCAAACATCCGACACTACGCCGAGGCGGTGCGCGAAAAGCGATTGCTGCGAAATCTTCTTGAGGTTTCTGGATCAATTTCTGAGCTTGCCGAGGCTGATTCAAAGATTCCGGCTGCCGAACGCATCGACCAGGCGGAACAGTTGGTCTATGCGTTGTCAGAATCAACTGACCTTGGCGAAGCCGAGGCGAGAACGATAACTTCGGTTCTTACCGAGGTGGTCGATGATATTCAGGCTCGCTTTGATGCGGGCGGAGAGATTGCCGGGATGTCGACTGGCTTGGTTGATCTTGATGCGAAAACATGCGGAATGATGCCGGGTGACTTGATCATCATCGCTGGAAGGCCATCGATGGGGAAGACGGCAATTGCGCTGAACATCGCCGAGAACGCTGCCGTTGAACTGAATAAATCGGTTCTTGTTTTCTCGATGGAGATGCCGGCAAAGTCGTTGGGAAACCGCCTTGTTTCGTCGATTGGGCGAATTCGCATGGACGCCATTCGCACTGGCAAGATGTCGGACGATGATTTCGGAAAACTAAGCTTTGCCTTGGGAAAGCTACACCAGTCCAAGCTGCACATTGATGATCGCGGTGGACTATCTGTGCCACAGATGCGGTCGCGCTGCCGTCGCGTGGCGCGCAAATTTGGCCTTGACCTGATCGTTGTCGATTACATCCAGTTGGCAACAGCCAACCTTGGTAAGTCATCAAACCGTGAGCAGGAGGTTTCGGCAATTTCACGAGGACTGAAGGGACTTGCCAAGGAATTCAACTGCCCGGTGATTGCTTTGTCGCAGCTATCGCGCAAGGTCGAGGATAGGGCAGACAAGCGGCCAATGATGTCTGATCTGCGCGAATCCGGAGCTATCGAGCAGGACGCCGACGTGATCCTGATGATGTACCGAGACGAGTATTACTACAAGGATTCGAGCTACCAAGGCATTGCTGAAATCATCATCGCCAAGCAGCGAATGGGAGAAACCGGCGCGTTGTTCACGTCGTTTCAGGGTGAGTTCTCGCGGTTTGGTAATTTGTCTCCAGATGCCATACGGAATGCCAATGAAAGTCATAGGCCGGCAGCCCGAAAATCATCGCGTGGCATGGAGTGATTGCCTACCAATGAGCAATCACGCAACAAGGAATCCAACCATGAAAGAAGCCATTGAGATCGTCACCAACTGCATCGACCGGCGCGAGCAGATCCGACAACTGTCGTTCATGCGCGAAACGCAGGGAGAATCGTTCGCGCAACAGGTTGTCGCCAAGGTGAAGGCAGCCGGCGGGGTGAAGAAGAAATGAATGCCGCTGAAATCGATGAGGTTATCTCGCTGGTAATCTGCTTTGTGCCTTTCGCCATGGCCTTGATTTTTGCGGTTTGGCTGGTATGGCCGGATGGTGGCGAATGATGTCGATAGTAACGATCATCCGTACCGGAGAGCCATTCCCGCCCGAGTCGATCCTTGAGCATGTTCGCCGGTTCCTGTTTGGAACTTTTGACGGATGGCGCGACGACGACAAGAAGAGTTGGCGCCGGATGTGGAAGCGCCTTACGAACCTTGAGGCTGGAGAGTTCTCAACGATTGAGTTCGTCATTCCACGAAACGCGAAATTCCATCGCAAGTTCTTCTCGATGCTGAACTTTGCTTTCGATTCATGGGAGCCAAAGCGGACACGGAAAACCTACAAGGGGAAAGAAGTTGCCAAGAACTTCGAGCGATTCCGCAAGGACGTTTTGATCATGGCCGGGTTCTATGACCAGACGTTTGATCTTCGCGGAAACATGAAGCTGGAAGCGCACAGCATCAGCTTCGCAAGCATGGATGACGCGGAGTTCGAGCAGGTCTATTCCGCTGTCGCCACGGTGATTCTTGAGCATGTTCTGACTGGCTACTCAGGCCGTGAAGAGCTTGATCGTGTTGTCGATCAGATGATGGGGTATCTATGAAACGCGCTTGGAGTGAGTCGCTTTGTGTAATGGTCTTCGGTCGACTTTCTGTCGTCGCCGAGGCCGAGCGCAAGGACCGTCTGAGCAGCATCACCATCCGGCTGGTCGGCCTGCCGGCCAAGCAACAGGAGTTGTTTCAATGAAAAAGCCGGATTCATACGAGAAGATCCACATGGGGCGGGTGGCCGAGATTGGCTGCATCCTGTGTCAGCATCTTGGCTATGGCGCTACGCCGGCTAACGTCCATCACATCCGAGAGGGCGCCGGCATGGGCCAGCGTTCGCCGCATTATCTGACCGTTCCGCTTTGCCCGGAGCATCATCAGGGCGCCAGCGGCGTGCATACGCTCGGGCCGAGTCGGTTCTATACCCGCTACAAGCTGGACGAACTGGATCTTTTATCGATGACGATCGATCGGTTGATGAGGGGCGTGTGATGCAGACAAACGGAACTGACCTGACCATTCCGCCAACCATCAACGATATGTTGAATGCCGTGGAGAAACTGTGGAATAAATGCCCATATCCGCCGCCCAAGGAATTCAAGATCCATCCCGATGACTACGAGGAACTGAAGCGCCAAGCGGCGCCCTATTTGCTGCATCCAGCGCCGGGAGTGCCGAATATATTGATGGGATTGAATGTCGTCATTGACGCAACGGCAGAGCGACTGCCGAGAAAGCAGCGGGGGCAATGATGCTGCGCTGGTCTGAAGAACAACTGGCCGCTTTCCGTGAGGTACAGCGCAACGCGATTGATGCGAAGAAGGCCCGCAAGGCAGAAGAGCCGGCCAGGGCGAAGTATCGCAACAAGAAAACCGAGATTGGCGGCGTGAAGTTTGATAGCAAG